GCTCACTCCTGTTTATTTACTCCAACCGGACCGATTATCCGGCGATGAGTGAGGTGGTGTAGGTAATTATTAAGGATGATCCCCTATTGTTCAAGGGAAGTATAGGCATCAATTGCGGAAAGAAAGGAACTAACCGGAGAAACTAATCCAGTCAAAAATATAAGCAAACCGCCAAAGGAACAACCTCTTTACCAATTGTTTTAAAACATACGAATTTAAACCGATTTATTTTGATTTAACGAAAAGAGTGCGTAAATTGCGCGCAAATTAAAAAACGCGCACACCATGGCTGTAAGATTTTACCTCGATAGCAGAGCGGATAAAAAGGGAGACCACCCGATCCGCGCCTCCATTTCAATAGGAGGGGAACGCTTTATCACATCATCGGGCTACTCCATACCGGAGCAGAAGTGGGACACAACAAATCAGCAAGTAAAGAGAGGCTGCTCCAACGCAAAAGGAGAAACATACACCACAATTAACGCCAGGCTGAAAGATATCGACGCATATTTTGAGGACCTGGAGGACGACTTCAAGCGTCGCAAGATCGAAACCGTAAACATACGCGAGCAATGGGCCGAGAAATTCGGCAAGCGAAAAATCAAAAAGAATGAGAAAGGGACTCCGGGCTTTTTCGATTACCTAAAAGAGTACACAAAAGCTCAGAGCCAGCAAAAGGGCTGGTCCAATTCAATGCATGAAAAATACCAGGCACTCGCAAACCACATAAAGGCCTGGAACCCGAAGGTTACCTTTGAAGATTTTACAGAGGAGGGACTAACCAGCTTCATGACCTACCTCCAGACCTCGGTCGTAATCTCCGGCAAGCTCTACAAAGACGGAAGGGACACCCGCATTTTTGGGATGCAGAACTCAACCTTAAAAAACAGATTGAGTATAATAAAGGGCTTCCTCCGCTGGGCATACGTCAAAGAATACCACGCAGAAAAAGGCTTCCAATCGTTCCAGCCGAAAATAAAAACAACGGATTCAAAGATAGTATTCCTGGACTGGGAGGAGCTGATGCACGTCTACACATACCCAATCCCAGCGAGTAAGAACTACCTCGACCGGGTCCGGGACGTCTTTTGCTTTTGCTGTTTCACATCTTTACGCTACTCCGACGTCGCCAATTTGAAGCGGAGCGCAGTAAAGGAGAACCGGATCGAAGTAACAACGATAAAAACCACAGACAGCCTGACCATTGACCTGAACGACAACGCAAAGGCGATACTAAAAAAATACGAAGCCGAGGCATTCCCCCACAACAGAGCCCTCCCGGTAATAAGCAACCAGCGAATGAACGAATATGTAAAGGAGCTCGGCGAACTTTGCGGCATTGATGAACCGATTACCAAAGTATATTTGAAGGGCAGCAAAAGAATAGAAGAAGTCCTCCCGAAATACGCATTAATGGGGACTCACACCGCCAGGCGAACCTTCATCAGTAACGCGATCATGATGGGGATACCTCCCCAGGTAGTAATGGGATTCACCGGGCACAGCGACTATAAAGCGATGAAGCCATACGTTGAGATTGCCGACAGATCGAAAACAGAAGCAATGGAGATATTCAATAACAAAACCGCCACCACTATGAAACTAAAAGAAGAATTTACAACGAAGATGCACTCGGAGCTCCACGTGAGCCCGGAGATTGAGAAACTACACCGCTGCATCACCCTCTGGTGCTATACAGGCATCAAATCAGAGGATGATCCCAGGTTCCTGGAGCTATGCAAAACATACGACCTCGAGCCCGAATTTGCCATATCAAAGAAGAAGGAATGCCAGGCGCTGGCCGGCAAAACCAACAACCAATAAACACCGCCGCCATGGACAAAACAAAAGACAATTACAGCGAACGTTTCGATCTGTACGAATATGAAACAGACGACGACTGGATGGACGCAGCGATCGATTACGGAATAATTGACCGGGAAAAAAGAGAGGACCTTCTGAAATATATCCATAGAGTTAACAAAAGAGGGGAATTCTACAAGCCGACAGATATCCGGATAACAGACTCTGAAATATACATACCGCGAACAATGCAGAGCCTGCATGGATATATAAGCCAATGGGATCACGAGAGAGCTCTGGTAAAAGCCAACCAGGCGAAAACCGCCAAGCCAAATTTTTCTCGGGAGGAGATACCGGAACAGATGAAAGGAGAGCCAAAGAGCCAGCATAAACAACAACAGCAACAGGGACCACCCCCCTCTCTAAATTTCAAGATAAATGAGGATCGCCTCGAGAAGTTGATCGATGAAATGAATAAAAACGCCATAGAACAGGGAACCTTAAACTGGAACTCGATGCGTTACGCGATAACAGGGGAAGGCGAAGATACACCCTTTGAACCCATAACAGTATTAAAAAGATCAAAAGGAATCATATACCAAGCACTCCTCGAACTGCAGCAGGAGGAGGACCCAAACAGCAAGGTCCTAACTAACGAAAGGAAAAAGAACGCAGGAGACCTTTTTAAATACGATGATGGTAAACTAATAGGGCCACTTTCAAACCCAAAATACTAAATTTTTCCGCCAACCAGGAAAACACACTCTAACAGCGAGTTATAAAAAACCGCCAACCTCCCGCCAACCAGCCGCCAACCAGCCGCCAACCCCCAAGTTGGCGGCTTCTCTTTGATATTCAGTAGTTTAAACCCATATCCTCGAATACCTTTGTAAAAGAAGGAATAAAATTAACCCTTTAAAAAGAAAGCAACATGACAATTACAAAGGACACCCCAATTTCATTTTTAACGGTCGGCCAGCTGCAGGCAGCACTCGGGCTCGACGACGATCAGATCGCAAAACAACGCGAGAAGGGAGCCGCAAGCAGCAACGCCGAACAGAAACGATACGTGTACGGATTGAGAGGAATCAGGCAGTTATTTGGAGTCTCTCATGCAACCGCCCAGAGGTATAAAAACACTTTCCTGAGCGACGCAGTAAGCCAACAAGGGCAGATCATAATCACCGACGTAGACAAGGCGATGGAGTTATTCAAAAACTATAAAGAAAGGAGATAACATGGAACAGAACAAAAAAGACCCCCGGGTCTACCCAACTCCCGAGGATCAATTACATAACGGTCATTACACCGATTTTCGCGATGATTGGAACATTCGCGGGAGCAAACATACAAAAAAGCTCTCGAATCCACAACAGCGAGTTTTTGATTTGCTACTGACCGGAAGTTATACCGCCAGGGAGATCACGATAAAGACCGGATACTTCGACCCCCGCAACATCATCCGGCGCCTCAAGAAGAAAGGAATCCAGGTCGAAGAAAGATGGTACAAAAGGGTTAAAACAGGCGAACGCTTCAAACGCTTCACGATAATACCACCCAGGGCAGAGGAGCCGGAGAGGACCAACGACAGCGGACCGAAATCGATCCGCGAGATAATGGACCAGCACTTCAAACACCTGAAAAGAGATGGCAGAGGGTAAAAAGACATTTGTTGCATATACCAATTGGATGGCAACATTTGAGAAGCTCACAGATGAAGAAGCCGGCAGATTAATAAAGCATCTATTCCGGTATGTGAATGATCTGGATCCCGAGCCACCAGATAGAATGATTGAACTTGTATTTGAGCAATTCAAACAGATACTGAAGGTGGATTTGGATAAGTGGGAGTCTATTCGTGAAAGGAATAAAATCAATGGTGCCAAAGGTGGGAGACCCAAAAAAGAAAAAGAACCCAAAAAACCCACTGGGTTAATTGGTAACCCAAAAAAACCCAGAAAAGCCGATAATGATAATGATAATGATAATGATATCTCTATAAAAAGAGAGAGCGTAAACGATTGGAAGAAATCATTTGAAGAATACAAAAACCAGGTAAGGGAGGCATTCATTGAAGCTATACAGGATAAAACCTGGATGCAGAAGCAGCAAGAGTACTATCCAAACATAAACATAAAAAAGAGTCTCGAAAAAGCCTGCTTCAACTACTGGGCAACAGAGGCAGGATGGCAAAACAAACGAAGTAAGCGAACCAAGACCATAAACTGGAAAACAACCTTCGGAAACGCCCTCGCGATGAAAGAGAACCACGTATATAACGATAAAAACAGCTTCTATAATGAAAAAGAACCAGGCATCGAGATTTAACGATAATAGAGCCTCGATTATCGAAAGGCAGGTAATCCTCCCAGACACCGGCAAAACACCACCACAGGCCCAAGAACTGGAGGAGGCAGTCCTCGCAGCTCTAATGACCGAACCCAAAGCAATAGACCGGATAAACCTCCGCTCGGATGACTTTTACAGCCAGAAACACCAGGTAATATTTAGCGCCATAACCCGCATAAGAGAAAAAAGAGAAACGGTCGACCTGCTAACCGTAATGAATGAATTGAAGGCAACAGGGACACTGGAAGAAGCCGGAGGCGTAGCATACCTGGCAGAAGTATCCGACAAAATAGCATCAGCATCACACGTTGAGCACCACGCAGCAATCATACGCCAGAAAGCACTCGCCAGAAGGATAATCGCACAATCCTATAACGTAATACAGAGGGCATACGACGAAACAGAGGACGTCCAGGACGTAATGGAATACCTGGAGAGCAGCTTCACAGAGCTAAGAACCGGGAGCACAAACTCCCACTATATTGATACCAAAACAGCGATCAAACGAACACTAAACTACCTGATCGAAATACAGGAGCGAAGGGAAAAAGGCGAAACAATAGCCATACCAACCGGGCTGAACTCACTCGATAACGCATTTAATGGCGGATGGACCGCCCCGGACCTGGTAATCATAGGCGGGAGGCCCAGCATGGGTAAAACACAATTTGCACTCCACTTCGCACGAACAGCAGCCGCACACAATAAGCACTGCCTTTTCATTTCCATAGAGATGACCGTCGAACAGCTGATCATGCGAATATTAACAGAGGACGAACGCCTCCACCTTTACGACATGAAGAAGGGCCAGCTCAACACAGAACACTGGAAGGCCATCGACGAAAAGACCAGAGAGCTCGAGAATAGCACCCTATACATAGCAGACGACCACAACGTCCGGAACCTTTCAGAGATCAAATCAAACGCCAGGAAGCTGCACCGTAACGGACGCCTCGACCTCCTAATCGTAGACTATCTGCAGCTGATCAAAACAAACCAAGCCTTTGGAACCCGGGACATAGAGATCGGATACATAACAGGCGAACTGAAGAACCTGGCCAAAGAACTAAATATACCGGTAATCCTACTGGCCCAGCTAAGCAGACCACCGAAGGGAGCAAGAGTACAGCTGCCGGTCCTCTCCGACCTGCGCGAATCCGGAAACATCGAACAGGACGCAGATAAAGTAATTTTTCCACACCGACCATCATATTACGACCCCAACGCCCGGGACAAATACGGCAACAGCTGGGAGAACAGAGGCGTCCTGATCATAGGGAAAGATCGCGAAGGCATGAAGGACCAGGTGATCCACTTCCAGACCGATGACAGGTTCAAACGTATTTTTGACGACATACAGCGTGATCACAGGAACGAAAATTACAGCGATGAACCGGATGACAGCGACGACCTCCCATTTTGACAAGAACAGCAGGGAAAAGGGCAAATAACAGCACAAACCCCATTTTATAAAACACCGAAGGAATTTAACAATAACACTGAAAAAATGGCCAGATACAGAAACCAGGAGCAGCGAGAAAATACGCCAATAGCAGTGAGAAAAGAGCCAATTGCAGAACTTGTACAACCGGAACTTCATTTGTATATCAATCACTTATAAGCCTGCGCACGTTTATTTTACGCACAGTTGACAAATTGGCAGTTTATGAATATTACATAACAAACAGAATCACAGAGACATAAAACAGAATACAAACCAAGCAAACCAACCCTAACACATGAACAAGATTACAGGAGGATCACTCGAATTTGAGATCACAGCCAACGCCGGCAAGCTGTCGGACGTCTTAGAAGAAACGAAGCGCCGCATCCAGGGATTTAGCAACGCCACCGCCGCAGGAGGCGAGGACATGGAGAAAGCCTTCGAGCAGGCAGCCGCCACCATAGAGAGCGCCTGGAGGGACATCGACGCCATGAGCGACATCCACAACGCCACCCTGGCGGAACTGCAGAAGCAATACACCCAGGTCGGGAAGGCAGCCGGGGAGGCCTTCATGCGAGGCACCGCCGACGGAGATAAAGAATATCGCCAGCTCATTAAGCAGCAGGATGCCATCGGCCAACAGATATCACAGCGCCAGAAGCTGATCGGAGAGATCAACGAGACAGCCGACGCCCTACTCAAAGAGGAGGCCAACTTTGAGAAGGTCCGCGATAAAGCAGACAAGAACAGCAACAGCCAGGCCAAGCTCACCACGCAGCTGCGTAACATGCAGTATGAGCTCGCAGCAATGGAGGAGGCAGGACAACGAGGGAGCGAAGGTTATGCCAAGTTAAGGGATGAAGCAGCCAGACTCACCAACGCCCTGGGAGACGCCCGGAATCAGGCCAAAATCCTGGCGCACGACAATGCCGGGCTCCAGGGAGTGATCGCCGGCGTTTCCGGCGTCGCCGGAGCCTTCTCCGCAGCCCAGGGAGCCGTCGCCCTTTTCAGCGGGGAGAACGAGAACCTGCAGAAGATCATGCTGCGCGTACAGTCACTAATGGGGATCACCATCGGACTGCAGCAGGTAGCAACGGCCATAAATAAAGACAGCGCCTTCCGACTCGTAACCATTGCCAAGGCCCAGGAGTGGTGGAACACCGTAAAGGCCAAAGCCCTGATCGCAACCACAGCGGACACAGCAGCCACCGCAGCGAACACCGCAGCAACAGCAGCCAACGCCGCTGCACAGGGAACCAACACCGCCGCAACAGCAGGGCAGGCAGCAGCAGCCACCGCCGGCACCGCCGCCAACATAGGCCTCGCCGGAGCCTTCCGGCTGGTAGGCACCGCCATTGCATCCATCCCGGGCATAGGCTGGCTCCTGGCAGGCATAGCCGGACTGGTGGCGCTATACAAGGGCCTGACCAAAGAGACCCGGGAAGCAAAGAAGCAGCAGAAGGAGCTGAACCAGGCCGTCGCCGAGACAGCAGCCAAGCCCCTGGCCGCCATCCAACAGCTATCCAAGGCATACAGCAAGCTCGGGGACGACCTGAAAGCAAAGGAGAAATTCATCGACGAAAACCGGGATAAATTCGATCAGCTCGGCGTCGCCGTTAACAGCGTTAAGGACGCCGAGAACCTCCTGATCGCAAACAAGAAAGCCTTTATCGAGAGTCAGATCATGAAGGCCAAGAGCCTCGCAGCAACGGAGCTCGCAGCCAAGAAATACCAGGAGGCGCTCGAAAAGACCATGAACGTACAGGAGCCGAACAAATACCGAGGCACCGGAGCAGATCGCGGCAAAACTTTTGATACCGGATCACTCACGCAGCAATTCGGGAGGAGCCAGAGCGCCGACAGCCTGCTGGCAGCCGGTAAGATAGAGATCAACCCAGCATGGACAGAGTACAACAAGAGGATTGAGAAATCATTCAATGACGCAAATAAGCTATTCGAGCAGGCCGCACAATTCAGTCTCAAAGAAAAGCAGATGCTCGAACAGATCGGACAAAGCCTTGATAATATCACAAAGGGAAGCATCACAGCGCTGGAGAATAATATCTCAAAGCTCAATGAGAAATACAAGCTGGCCAAAACAGACGATGCCAGGGAGGCACTCGCAAAAGAGATTCAGGAACAGCAGGCACTCCTGGAAAAGATAGATATCCTACAAAAGACAGGTAACGTAAAAGAAAAAAAAGATCCATTCCTGGAAGTATTAGAAGAACGGAAAAAGAAATACCAGGAATACTACAAATGGGTGAACAGCGGTGACCAGATAGTTCGCAAAGCAGCAGAAAAGGAATTCGCAGGACTACTCACAGAAGGCGCAACCTATCTGGAATTTTTAAAGAACCAACGCGAGCAACTCATTGCCGCTTTCGGTGATGATAGCGCCACTCAAAGGCAACAGGAGGAACTCCGAAAACTCAATGCCGCCATTGCCGAGGAGACAAAAGAAACAGTATTGTCACAATTCGATGCAGACTTGCAAGCACAGCTCTCCAAAGCAGAGAATGTTCTGGAGATGCTCGACATTATACAGCAGCGCAGAAAAGAACTTGCAGGAGACGGTACCGACGTAGATAGCGGAAAATCTGATATCCTCGACAAAGCACAGCAGGAGGCAGCACAGCAGGCAGAAGAACAGACCCGGGAGCTTCTTGATCAATATACAGATTACCTGCAGGAGAAGATTGCCTTCGAGGCCGATTATGCAGAAAACAGCCGCCTTCTCAATGCACAACTTGCAAAAGCTAAGACAGATGAGGAGCGACGTATAGCACTTGAAGCACTCGCGGGACTGGAAGCTGATCGCTTAAAGTACGCACAGCAGACAGGGAATAAAGAATACGACCTAATGGTGCAGCAATATCGCAGTTTTCAACAGAGACGAGAAGATATCGCAGCGGATTACGATAAAAAGATAGCGCTTGCCACAAAACAGAGCAACACCAAACTGGCCGAGCAATTGGCTACAGAGCGAGATAGAAGCCTTTCAAAGGTCGCACTGGACGAACTACAAAATAGCGACGCATGGACACAGCTGCTTGGTAACATGGATGATCTTACCATAAAGCAGCTCGACCAGATAATTAAAAACATCGAGTCCCAAAAGGCAGCACTCGGTGTAGAGCTCGACGCAGCAGACCTTGAGACCGTACTCACACGGATCAAAGCAGCCATGGATGAGATTCAGGAGCGTAATCCTTTCAAAGCATTGGCAGCAGCTATTAAGGAGTATGGAAAAGAAGCCAATGACGCCACCAAAAAGGCAGATCTCAACCGCATATTTGAAAGCACAGCCGCAAGCATAGACCTGATAAAAGGAGCCTTCGATTCAGTAGTGGGAGGCCTCTCCGAGATGGGGATGGCAGGAGACGAAGTAACCCAGAAGCTCCTCGGCGATATAAGCGAACTGATAGGATCAGCCGGAACACTTGCAAAAGGACTGGCCACCGGTAATCCCATGGGAATCATCCAGGGAGGAATCGGTGTAATAACGGGAGCGTTTAAAGTGTTCAACAAGCAAGACCGTGACGCCGAGCGAGCACTCATCAAGCATGCCAATGCAGTCAAGGAGCTGGAAAAAGGATATCAGGCATTGGAGCGAGCAGTTGATAAGGCTCTCGGAGAAAGTACCTACAAAAATCAGCAGGCACTAATCGAGAACATGCAACAGCAGCGATACCACCTTGAGCAGATGTGGAAAGCGGAAGAAGACAAGAAAAATTCTGATAAAGGTAAAATTGAAGATTACAAACAGAGATACGAAGATCTCGGATACCAGATCGAGGACACCATCGCATCAATATCAGAGAGTATCACACAGACAAGTGCGAAAGACCTTGCAACGCAGCTTGCTGACACAATAGCTGAAACATTTACGGACGGATTTGATTCCGCAAAAGTAGCTGGAGCCATCGACGAGGTTGTGAATAATACAATGCGTAACGCCGTAAAAAATGCCATCAAGAAACAATTCCTTGAGCAACAGCTCCAGCAAGCCGTTTCACAGCTCCAGCAGGCAATGGGATTCGATGAAACAGGAGCCGGATCATTTAACGGTCTCACACCACAGGAACAACAGGCTTTCAAAGATAAAGTACAGGGCATCGCGAATACATACAGCGAAGCAATGAAGATGTATAGCGATCTCTTCAAAGACATGGAAAGTGAGGCAGCAGGAGGAGGATCAATTAACAGCCTTGCAGGAGCTATAAAGGGAGCCAGCCAGGAAAGCATCGACCTGCTGGCCGGGCAGACCAACGCCGTCCGCATACAGCAGGCCAATAGCATCGACATCCTACGCGATCAGCTACTTCACCTTGCAAGCATAGACAGCAAAATAGGAATCGCAGTAGAGGCGCTAAACCGGATCGACAACAACACCAACACCGGAAGCAATTCAGACCCCCTGCGAGCACAGGGAATCACCATCTAAACAATAAAACAATAACAACAATGAAAAAGAACATTAAACGACTACTCGAAACCGCAGCGCAAACAGGCGTTTGCGGTACCGGCAAAAGATACCTCAACACACAGGAAAAGGACGTCCACACCATCGTAAAAGTAATAAAAGGATGGCCGGAGTACTTTTATGAGCACTCCGAGACGATCATCGACACCATACGGGAGAACATGGATCAAGAGACCAGGAACCACCTGGAATTTAATAACATCTTCGTAGACTACCAAGGAGATGCACAGATCAACTGGTCAGATACCGGCGTCTATTTCATTGGAAACAGCGATGTAACGGTTCGGATGAAGCCATTCGTAGTTTTGAAGATATACGTTTTCAACCAGGCGAAGGTTACCATCCACCCAGCAAATAAAGCGATCATCAACGTCGAGGCATGGAACAACAGCCAGGTAATAATCCACCCAGAGGAGACAGCCCAGGCTTCACTCTACCTTTACGATCAGGCACATGGTACTGGAGCCGCGAAGATCGAAAAGAAAGAATACAAGCGCAACCAGGTATTTAACGGACGCGAAGAAACCCCTCCAGAAAAGGAGGGGGAGAATTAGCTGTATTCTATCATTTCATTTGTTTATCAACACTTTAAACGTTTTACGCACAATGAAACGCACAATTTAACATCAAATTCAGTATGAATACCCAGATGCAATGGAGAAAAAAGGAGGAGGATAACAGCAGCGAGACGATAAACGAAAGGGATCGGCAGGTAATTGAAGCCATCGACCAATTTTTAAAAGCAACCAGCGAAAAAGGAGAGGCCGAGAGCTACCTCCCAGAGGTCTGGACACTGGCCGCCGATATTTTACGAATAGAGATAATACACAACCAGAAAACAGAGAAAATGACGTCGATATCTTAAAATTTTGCTTAGTTTAACACTGCCCGTCGTATGATAATACGTTCTTTGTCAATGTTTTAACACCATATCACGGAAAAAGGTTGTACCTTGCAAACAGTAAAAAACGCAAAACATACGGACATGGAAAGAACAAAAACAGCAACCCGGAGCGAGCGGTCCAACCAGCTCACCGAAAAGATCGAGAAGCGCCGAGAACACCTCAAGGCCCTGCGTAATTACCAGGAAGAAATCAGCGAGATGTTCGACCGCACACCATCTGCCGAGCTACTGCTCGAAGGGGAGAAAGTAAGCCAGCAGATAGACCACACCCGGCAGCAGATCATGGAGTACATGAGGCAGGCGGCAGCAGAGAAAACAACACAGGTACAAACAGTTTAACAGTAACACCCAAGCGAGATGAAAGAGACAGAAACAGGATTGCACGTTTACCCGGCAACATTCAAAGATTCCAATATCATAGCCGATAAAACGGAGGACGTACTCACCAGGGAGTGGGACATGGAGACAAGAAGCTGGTTCTTCCCAGAGGAACCGGAGACATACGACGCCCTCGAGGAGGAGATCAACTCCATACTTGCAGGAACCGGCGCAGATTACAGGATCGAAGGCATTTTTTAACCCCTAAACAATAACAAAAATGGAACATTCAAAAGTAACCCTAAGCAAACAGACCGCAAATTATTTGAAGTGCATGAGGAAGCTCCACGAACTGGAGGAAGCCCTCGAGAACGCCCTGACGGAGCAATTCGGAAAGGAAGAAGCGGAGGAGATGATGCAACAGCAGGTGAGGAGAAGCCTCGAGAACCCGCTGGCCGTAATAGAGAGCCTCCTGATGGACAGCATCAACGAGAACCTGGAGAAAGAACCAGCAGAAGCCGAAATTTATTAACAACCCAAACCAATACAACGATGGAAACAATCAAATCAAACATCAGCGAACACACACAAAAGTATCTGAACTGCCTGGATAAATTCGAGGCATTCCGCGACGAACTCATCAACGCATTGAGCGAAGAACTCGGAGACGAGGCCGCAGAGGACAAACTAAACAGGCACGCAGCCGTGATCATGGGAACAAAGAAATTTATTGAGCGCCTGGTGGTAGACAGCATCACCACCACCATGAGCAAACAACGGAGCACGAAAGCAGTATAAACTCCTCCTTTTTCCGGACCCGAGCAAGTCCTTAAAAGGCTCTTTTTTACCGAACCAAACAGACAGGAACATGGAAATAAACGATATCCTCCAGCAGGAAACAAACGAGAAAATCATCAGCACCCTAAAAGCAGGCCGCAACAACCCGGAGCCAAGCCCGGAGATAGCAGCCCGCCAGCTCGACCCAGAGCAACACCAGATCATGGACCCACGCACCCGCCCGGATAAATGGGTAAAAACCGACTTTGTAGACTTCATGGACAGCGAGGGAGTACTTCGGTCCATAACAGTAAACGACGGCGAGGGAAACCGCCAGGCATACAAGAAGGAACCGGTGGCACGTATAGCCCTGGCGATACAGAAGATCATCACCAAGCGAGCAGTGGCGTTTACATTTGGCAACCCGGTAACACTATCTGCAGAGCCCAAAGAGGAGACCCGGGAGCAGGAAGTCCTGGACGCAGTAAAACGCATCCTTTTCGATAGCAAAAGCAGGAACCTAAACAGGAAGCTCGCCCGCGAAATTTACAGCTACACCGAAGCCGCCGAACTTTGGCACACAGTAGAGCGAAGTCATTCAGATTACGGATTCCCGGCCAAGCATAAGCTCCGGGCCACGATCCTAAGCCCGGCAAAAGGTGACAAGCTGTTCCCATACTTTGACGGTACCGGCGACATGATCGCCTTCTCCCGGGAGTACAGCACCACCGACCGAGACAGAGCCAAAACACATTATTTTGACACATACACAGCGGACCACCTGCTGCGCTGGGTAAAAAAGCAAGGCAGCACCTGGCAGCTTGCCGAGGGATACCCCAAGCGGAACGCCATCGGGAAAATACCGGTAATATACGGAAGCCAGCAATTCATCGAGTGGGAGGACATACAGAACAACATCGAGCGCCTGGAGAAGCTACTCTCCAACTTCGCAGACACGAACGATTATCACGCCAGCCCGAAGATATTCACCACCGGAACCATCCTCGGATGGGCCAAGAAGGGAGAGAGCGGAGCCGTGATCGAGGGAGACGAAGGAGCAACAGCGCAATATCTATCATGGGCACAGGCACCGGAAGCAGTAAAGCTCGAGATCGAGACCCTCCTGCGCATGATCTACACCATCACACAGACACCCGACATTAGCTTTGACAGCGTTAAGGGAATAGGCGCCGTCTCCGGCGTAGCTTTGAAGCTGCTATTTATGGACGCCCACCTCAAGGTCCAGGACAAAATGGAGATATTCGACGACTACCTCCAGCGACGCATGGCCGTAATACAGGCGTTCCTGGCACAGATGAACAGCCGAGACGAAGCATTTACCCAGGCCTGCGAAACGCTCGAAATAAAGCCCGAGATCACACCGTACATGATCGACGACGAGCAGGCCCAGGTCAACCTTTTGATGAGCGCCACAGGCCAGAAAGCGATCGTAAGCCGAAAGACAGCAGTACAACAGCTCGGATGGGTGAACGATACCGAAGCAGAACTCGAACAGATAGAGGCGGAGGAGAACCCGGAACTCCCAGGCGAACCCTTCGACACCTTCCAAACAGCAGGTGAACCGGCACCTGATCCGCTGGAACCGGAGCCGGCAGCAATCGACCAGGAAGAAGAAACAGACCCATTCGAGATTGAGTAAAGAAGAAAAGGGAGCAAAACGGCCTAATTATTCACCAAATAACAGTAAAAACAATGAAAAAAGAACAGAAACAGCCAAAACAGACCGAAAAAGACGAACTCCTCGACTTAGCATTTGAGCAGAAAGAGGAGGCAACAACAACGCAGGATTCACCCAGGGAGACAACACCCCGGACCCTCCGCGTAAACACCGAACAGGAGAAACAGACCATTCACGTAACCATCCAAAACAATTAAACGACATGACAACAGCAACCAACAACAGCGGCCTGACAGACGAACAGATCAGCCAGATGGCCATCGCCAAAATCGACGAAGAACTCGCCAAGTTAAAAACAGAGCTCGAGAAGGCAGACGCCGAGAACTACACCGGCACATCAAGGGAAATCCGGCAGCAGGTGGCCCAGAACACCCGGGCCAGGTACGAACTCGAACAGGAGAAGCGGAGGCTTCAACAGCTCCGGGACCATATCGAAGGACCCAGCGAAGGAGTAAAGAGCTTCCTCAACCAGGAGGAGCCAGCATCAAAATTTGACGTTGACGCCGGCAAGGTAACGCTCGAGGAGGATGATCCCGAGACAAACAGAATAAAGGGGAAGCCCCTCTTTTAACTCGCGTTTTTTCCATGTAGGCTTTTAATATCCATCAAAAAGCCATCACAGCCGAGCGCCCCGGTCCGAGAGGATAGGAGCGCTTTTTTTATGCACCACCCAGGGAGCAGACAGACAAGGGAAAAAAGGAGCGAAAACAAAAACAGGCCATTTTAAGGCGATTTAAGGGCATATCTCCAAAAAAGAGGCACCAGACATCAGCCGAGGGAGCGAAACGCCGCCACGAATGAGCGGGTAACGCAGGGGAGCCGTTACGCACATTATACGCACCCAGCTTTGCAGTAAAAGAAAAAAATACTACTTTTGAAAAAACGCACACCCCACCACCGGGAAACCTTACCAGGAAAGGGCTCCAGCACCTACCAAAACCACATAAAAAACGCCCGAAATCGGCACTCATAGTGCGCAAAATCGAGCGTAATTTTTGCAAACCTTTGATAATCAAAGTATATTGCGGAAAGAAAGGGATTCGAACCCTTGGTACCCGTAAGGGTACAACGGTTTTCGAGACCGCCCCGATCGACCACTCCGGCATCTTTCCTGTACGGGCTACAAAATTACACTTTTTCTCGTAAAAA